CTACAAGCCGCAGAGCTTGGGCGACTACATTTACGAGTGCGGCTACTGGACGAATATTCCGGCACGGTGCTGGCTGGAGGTCGACGGTGCGCTGTATTTCGGCACGGCTGACGGCAGAATCTGCAAATTCCGCACGGACGAGGACGGCATGAGCCGATTCGCCGACGACGATATGCCGATTGCCGCAAGCTGGGCCACAAAGGCCGACGATGACGGCGATTTCGCGCTTTTAAAGTCGATTCCCATGCGCGGTTCGGCGGTGATGGTCAAGCCATACACACAGAGCTCGGCAAAAATCACGATCCGCACGGAGCGCGACTTTGGCAAGGAGATCCGCACGACGGAGACCGGGCGATTTGACTTTTCGGAGATCAATTTCGATAACTTCACGTTTTCTACGAGCGATTCGCCCGAGGTCGTGATGATAAACCGGAAGATCAAGCGGTACAAAACGTGTCAGATCATCGTGGCAAACGATGCAATTCATGAGGGGTTCGGCGTTTACGGCATCATCAAGCGGTTTACGACCGGGCACTACGCGAGATAAAGGAGATGGTACACATGGCTTTGGATACACATAAAATCAAATCTTCGGACTATGAGGGCAAAGACATTGCCGCGCTGCCAACTAGACCGACCATTTCCGCAGCAGAACTGCAGGCAGCGTTTGACAGGCTCGTCAAAGAGGTTGTTGTGCCGAAATTCAACGCGCTGATTGAAGAATTGGCCGGAAGCCTCGGCGCGGATGCGGTTGGCAAGACGATTTCGGGCATGAGCGGACAGAGCGCGGGTGCGCTGTTGGAAGAACTGGCGGCAAAAAAAGCGCCACTGGAAAGCCCGGGTCTGACCGGCACACCGACGGCACCAACGCCGGATACGAACGCAAACACCGCACAGCTTGCGACCACGGCCTTTGTTCAGGCGGTTGCAAGGGAGCTTGTTTTGAACACCGGCGCGGCAGATATGACCAAGGCGGTTTACGACCCGCAGGGAAAAAACACGGATGTTTTCGCGTTTGCCGAAGAAGCGGCGCGGCACTCGGTGCTGGTAGTGAACTTGTCGACGGGAGATTGGGTTGAGCTTGCCGACGGGAACTACATGCAGACCGTGACAGCGGCAGATGCTGAACCGACCGATTATTCGTACATTGTCGCACCGGCGCCGGAAAGCCATGCGGCTTACGGTTTGGCGGGGATTTACATGGGTAATGTGGAAAGCGGGAAATTCACATTCTACGCAACTACAAAGCCGGAGACGGCAGTTTTGGTAAACATGATGAAGATCCACACAACCGGAGAGGAGGCATAGCCGATGGCAGTCTTTAATTTATCCGGCGGCGGTGTTGCAAGCAAAGAACTGGTGCCGGAGAACATTCGCGACGGCGTGACGATCGGCAATGTGACAGGTACACTTCCCCCGACCGTGGTGCTGACAAAAGCGGAGTATAACGCACTCGCAGAAAAGGACGGCAACACGCTGTATTTGGTGGTTGCATGACGAAACTGGATTTTTCGGGCGTGAAAGATGCGCGCGTGGGCGAACGCGAGGTACAACGCATTTATCGCGGCGATACAAAGGTTTGGAACAAGTATTGTTGGGAAAAGTGGGGTTGTACTCGTGTGACCATATATTCGTTAAGCGGTGAGTTCACCGGAGAGACGGTTGAGTGGATCAATCCGGACAGAATCGTATATGGCAGAACTTTGTATTCAAAACGAACAACGTATGCGGCGGCCGGCTATTACCGGTTTTCTAACAACATGCCAAACAGTAACTTCACTATGACCGAATTGTACGATCTGGGATACAGATATCTTACAGAAAACGAACAAGTCAATGTCGGCGAAACGTATCTGCGGTTGAGCGGGATTTCATACCGGGAAGACGGAACGAAAATCATGAATATTAAACAGTACGAAGTCAAACAGGAAAAAACGGTCGGCGACTATACCAAGGGCTCAAAATCATACGGCGTCGTAGAAGGATACTCGGGCGATTACCCCGACAACGGGCGGCACTCTGACGGATACTGGTATGTGCGCGTTGATCCTGTTGGGGTGAAGGAGGGATAAGATGACTGGCAAAGAAGCATTGACGATGGCGGCGAATATCGTGCACGAAACTGATCTTTCGCCCTATCTTGAAACGGCGAAAACGTGGATCAACGTGATTTTGGGCGAGCTTTACGATATCGCCAACCGCCGCAGAGAGTGGCGCGGAGAAATGGCGTTTTACAGTTTGCCGCAGATTGAGGATCTGGAAGACGATCTCCCGTACGATGAAGAGATGAACGTGCGGGTGCTCGTCAAGGGATTGGTTGCGCGGCTCTTCTCGGAGGACTGCGACAACGCACAGCTGACGATGTACCGCCAAGAATACGAACTGGCTGCGCGTGAACTCGACCGCGCAGTGGTAAGGATCATCACGGAAGGAGGCAAGGCGCATGAATCGTTTGCGGCTTTTGGTATCTGATACACAGATGCGCATGGAAAAGAGTGCGCTTTCGGTCGAAAAATGCGTGAACTTTGACGAAGCGGAGTTTGTGTTTGATGCCACATGGGACGGCATGGATAAGCTCGCGGTTTTTTGGCGCGGGGATGAGGTGTATCAGATTCCGCTGATGGCACCGAATGTGTGCTTGATTCCGTGGGAGCTGATGAGGACGAAAGGGACAATTCAGATCGGCTGCATCGGCACAAAGCCGGACGGCACGGTGGTTGCCACCAAAACGCCAGTCACGCAGTCGGTCGCTGCTGGGGCATGGCGCGAAGGAACTGCGCCGAAAGAGCCGACACCGAGCCTATATGCCCAACTGTCCGGCATTGTTTCGGAGTATATCGCGCAAGTCGACGAGGTTTACACGGCGTATCAAAGTGGTGCGCTCAAGGGTGCGGACGGTGCGCCCGGTGAAAAGGGCGAGAAAGGCGACAAAGGCGACCGAGGAGAGCGCGGCGAACAGGGGTTGCAAGGCGAACGCGGTGCAACGGGGCCGCAGGGCGAGAAGGGGGCAGATGGCGCACCCGGTGCGAAAGGCGATCCCGGTGAACGTGGTGCAGATGGTGCACCGGGCAAAGATGGCGCACCCGGTGCGAAGGGCGATAAAGGTGATAAGGGAGACAAGGGCGAGACCGGTGCACCGGGGCCGCAGGGCCCAGCATACACACTGACAGAAACGGACAAATCTGCAATTACCACAGCGGTTTTGGCTGCACAGACTAAAGAAACGTGGACGTTTGAGCTGGAGGACGGTTCTGTCGTGACGAAAACGGTGGTGGTTGGATGAATTTCGCGGCGGTAAAATCTGTGGAAATTCCGGATGGCTGTGTGGCGAAGATTTGCTCCGGCGATACCGTTTTGTGGAGTGCGGGGATTCTGCCGAGCGCTTATCAAGCTGTAGAATGGATCGGCACCGACGGCAACGCATATTTTGTATCGAATTTTTCGATCAATCATCTGTCGAAATTTACACTCTATTATACCTACAGCAGCCCGAGCAACGGCGTGCATATGTTTGGTGCGAACGGGCCTGACGGATATGGTGTCAATGCTCCGAGATTTTTGCACAGACATGGGGCGTTGGTTTTTAACAAGAATACGACTGGCGGCAATGTTTTTCTGTTCAGCTTTGCACACGATAACACTTGGCATACCTATGAAATACGGTGTGAACATCAGGGGAACATCAATGCCCACAAGGACGGCAGTTTTTTGGCGGAAAGCACCTTTGTCAACGCCAATGTGTTTTACCCGTTTGGCGTGTTCTGTAACAATTATAACCGTGCGCCGGCGAGTTACAAGGCAGTCAGCGGAAGCAAAATCAAAGAACTGCGGTTTGTGGATGAAACAACGGGGAAAGATGTATTTAACCCGGTGCCGTGTTATCGGAAGCGTGACGGTGTGATTGGTATGTTCGACGTGGTTTCAAAAGCATTCTTTACCAATGCCGGTACCGGCAGTTTTACGAAAGGAGCGGACGTATGATTTCTGTTTGGCATTTGCTTTGGATTGTGCCAGCTGCGGCGAGTTTCGGCTTTTTGGTCGCGGCGCTTTTGGCAGTCGGAAAGGATCGTGAGAGACTGTGACGGATTGGATCACGCCGCTGTTGTCGGCGATGATACCGAGTCTGGTCTGTGGGATTTTGCTCGCGCTGTTTGGCCGCCGTCAATCTCGCAAGGATGCGGCGGTCGAGCAGAGAGCGGCGGCGCGAAAAAAAGAGAGCTTACTTTCGCTGGAAATGAACATGGCGAGCGCAAAGCTCTCTTATGCGATTGCGATGGCGATCAAGCGCGGCACGCCCAACGGCGAGGTGGAGGAAGGTGTGGAGGCTTACGAGGCCGCCAAACACAAATATCTTGCCTTCCTGAACGAACAGGCGACGGCGCATCTGGCAGACATTTGAAACGAGACACGAAAGGAGGTGGAAGGGGATGGCAGAAAACCGAAAGCCTGCCGGCCTGACGCGCAAACGGAAGCTGGCGGAGGCGTATTTTGCGCAGTGCGACACGGAAGAAAGGACTGTGAGCATCGGTGGATTCTGCAGAGCGCTGGAGATCACGCTGGAAACGCTGCGGGAGTGGTCGGACGCGCGGTGGAAAGATGGAAAAACAGCCAAACAGCTGGTATTTCTGGATCGCTTCTGGACGCGCTATTTCGCGGCAGCAGAGACTGACCTGGATGGGAAAGACACACAGACTGCGGCGAAAATCAAACTGGAACGGCTGATGCCGTTGTTTGTCGGCAGTGCGCCGGACACAGGAGAAAATGCGATTTCTGTGCGGTTTGATGAGCGGATCGAACCCTACAGCCGATGACGGAATTTGTGATGGAAGCGCCGAACAAGCGGCAGCAGCGATTTTTTGCGGCTGATGCGCGTTACGTTGCCTACGGCGGTGCGAGGGGCGGCGGAAAATCGTGGGCAGTGCGTCGCAAAGCGGCCTTGCTCGCGCTGCGCTATCCCGGTGCGCGGATTTTGCTGGTTCGGCGGACGCTGCCGGAGCTGAAGGAAAACCACGTGCGCCCGCTGATGGCGGAGCTGGGCGGGATCGCGCAGTACCGGGAAAACGACCACAGCTTTTCGTTTCCCAACGGTAGCCTGATCAAATTGGGCTTCTGCGCGAGCGAAAGCGACGTTTTGCAATATCAGGGGCAGGAATACGATTTTCTCTTCATCGATGAGGCGACGCAGCTGACGGAATACCAGTTTATGTGGATTGCATCCTGCTGCCGTGGGGTCAATGAAATCCCCAAACGCATCTACCTCACCTGCAATCCCGGCGGTGTGGGACACGCCTGGGTCAAGCGGCTGTTCATCGACTGCGACTACCGCCCGGGAGAGCGGGCAGAGGACTACGTATTCATTCCGGCCAAAGCCGGGGACAACGCTGCCCTGCGCGAGAAAGACCCCGGTTACCTCGCCTGGCTCGACAGTCTCCCTGACGGCCAGCGCGAAGCGTGGCGCGACGGCGACTGGGATGCGTTTTTGGGACAGTATTTTTCGGAATTTCGCCACGATATCCATGTGGTTGAGCCGTTTGTCATTCCCAAGGGATGGCGGCGGTATGTCAGTATGGACTACGGACTGGATATGTGCGCCGTGTTGTGGATCGCGGTGGCGCCGAACGGCCGAAATTACGTCTACAAGGAGATCCACCGGAAGGATCTGACGATCTCGGATGCGGCTGCGGAAATTCTGCGCGTCAACAACGGCGAGGAGATCTACGAGTTTTTAGCGCCGCCGGATCTCTGGAGCCGCCAACGCGAAACCGGCCGCACCACCGCTGAAATCTTTTCGGAAGCCGGACTGTTTCTGACCAAAACGAGCAACAACCGCACGGCCGGGTGGCTGGCGGTCAAGGAGGAATTGAAGCTCAGAACGTGGGAGGACAGCCGCAAGGCACCGCGCCTGCAAATTTTTGCCAATTGCCGGCATCTGATCAAAAATCTGCCGCTTTTGCGGCACGATGAGCGCGACCCGACCGACTGCGCGACCGAACCGCACGAGATCACGCATGCGCCGGATGCACTGCGCGGCTTCTGCATCTACCGTACCTCTGCCGCCGTCGGAGAAAAAACGCACAGCTACGTTTTTTCGGCGGAGAGGTCGCGGACGACGGCCGCGGCGCAGATCGGATACGGCCAGAAACAACATACAATTTGAGAGAAAGGAGAACGATATGGAACTGACAGATTATATTCGCCCCGAGCTTTTGAGTCTGGTTCCCATGCTGATGGTGGTCGGCCGATTGCTGAAGGCTGCGGCATTTTTCAGCAACCGTCTGATCCCGCTTGTGCTGGGGGTGGCCGGTGTGCTGATGGCGATTTGTTACCTCGCCGGTGAAGACGCTCTGGATGGCATCGGCGGGATCGCAGCAGCAACGGGACAGGGCATTTTGTGCGCCGGGGCCGCGGTCTATGGCCATCAACTGGTCAAACAGCTGCGGGAACAAGCTGCAGAAACGGAGGGATCGGATGAGTGAGGTCAAGCGATACGGCATCGACGTTTCCGAGTGGCAGGGGAACATCTGCTGGCCGAAGGTCCGTGAAAGCGGTGTTGCGTTTGCGATGATCCGCGCAACGCACGGGCTGAAGCGCGATGCGTATTTTGAAAAAAACATGGAAGCCGCATTGGAAGCGGGGATTTCGGTTGGGGTCTACTGCTGCTCGTATGCGACGACGGTCGCGGGGATTTTGGAGGAGGCGGCGTATTTCTTGGAGACAATTCGCCCTTGGCGCGAAGAAATCGCCTTTCCGGCGGCCATCGATGCCGAGCAGGAGTCGCAGTTTTACCTCGGACGCGCGGCTGTCACCGAACTGCTGCTGACGTTTTGCGAAGCTGTGGTCTCGGCGGGCTATTTGCCGATGGTCTATTCCAACTGCAACTGGCTCAACTGCGTGATCGACCAGTCGGCGCTTACCGAAAACGGCATCGACGTTTGGGTTGCTTGGCCGCACAAGGTCGCGTCGTTTGCCGAAATTCCGGTCGACGGGGTCACCAAGCACGACCACACGATGTGGCAGTTTTCGAACGTCGGCAAAATCGATGGGATTTCCGGCCTGGTCGATCTGAA